TAATAACATTGTAATCATTAACACCTCGTGTCCACAGATATATTCAAAAGATGTTTGATACGTATGTGTATTAGTTTGAGGAGTACCTTTTGTGGTCATTCCTGTAAACTCACTGTTAAACTCATCAGAACCAATAATGTATGTAATTTGCTCTAAGTTGTTAGAAAGCTGTGCTTGATTAGCAATCAACTCCACCTTGTACATGATGTTAGAAAGTCTATGTACTATATCATTATTGCCATCAATATCATATTTGTTTAAATGAGAGTCTTGTTTGTTAATAACTAACATACCATTACTCTTACCATTTACAAACTTAGGACTCATAACTTCCTGACTAACAGGCTCATATGAAGCTAAAAAGTCTACAAATGCATCTTGAAAAACTTGCTCTGTAGACTTCTTTCCTAACCAAGCTTTAACTTGCCAGTGCGGATTCTCTCCATTTCCCCAGTAGTTTTGTACGTATTTAGTTATCTCCCACTTCTCTGTATCTATCTTACATTTCTCAATAAGCTCATCAAGGCTTTTAATCTCTTCTGTAACGTTAGCTACAATCTCTCCAGTTCCTTTAATTAAGTCCTCTGTGAACTTAACTACTGTATCTTCTAAATCAGATATATAATTGCCAACTATGGCCTCCTCTTCTCTTTTTCTAATATCTGTTAATAACTCATCAATCTCTACTTCTGTCACTCCTAGCTTCTCTGCGTAATATTTCTTTGACTTTTTCCAGTGTAACATTTGCTGAAGCTGCTCTAAAAGGGGTTGGTTTTCAGACATATGGGTTTTTAATTTGGTTAAAATTAAAGTAAAGGTATGAAACTTTTTTGATATTTTCCAAATTTTGTTAACTAATTTAATTATATAGTTTAATCAATCTGATTAGAGTTTACAAAAAAAACCCCCAGCCTAGAAAGGCCAGGGGATGCTCTGTAAACCAACAAACAGAGTTTTTGATTATTTACTATAGACAAGGTCCAATTTCTGTTATAAAAATAGCTCCAGAACTTGAATCTACAGAATCTCTCTGTGCACAAATTTCTCTACATTGCGTATTTACTACACTTGACTCTATAGATGTTCCATTACAACTTATGTAAGTGAAAGGAAAAGCATCTCTGTCTCCTGAACCATCATCTGCACAAACCTCATACCCATAACACTCGATAGGAGGTATTATAGTTGTACTTGTACTAGTAGTGCTAGTTGTTGTAGTGGGGGCACCTGATACATCTAAATAAAGATCTCTTTGACAGGCTCCTGTAGATCTTACAAGAACTTCCGTAGTTCCATCAGGAACAGTTGCTGTATATCCAGCTAATAATGCAGCTCTAGATACACCTGTTACTGTAGGGGTTGTAAAACCATTTGTATTTGAGTAGATGTTGAATGGACCTGTATCAGATCCAGCTAAAGTTAAAGTTATTAATGTTGTCATTTTGTTGGTTTATTTTATTAATCAAAAACACAAGATCCTCCACCATTCCAAACAGTTCCGTTATTTGGATCTATTGTATAAGATGCAGAATCACTAAAATATGGATAGCTATTTGTTCCATTATAGTTTAAATAATTACCATTACTTAAATAATAACTATATCCAGTTGTAAGATAGTTAGGTGTTCCAGGATATCCATATACAGCTACAGATCCTAAGTCACTTCCGCAACCGTAACTTCCAACAGAAACTGTAAATAAATACTGTATTGAAGGAGGACATACACAACCTCCACCAACTAAATATCCACTTCCACCATCATAAGAAACTGGTAATTCAGTGTTGTTACAAATACATATATAAGTATCATCAGCATGATAATTAAGTCTGTCAATTCCATTACAATCTCTCCAATAGAAATTACCACCAGTTGATATGTAATAACTTCTAGGAGCAGGGCATGGACTAGGTGGTGTATATCCACAAGACACACTATTATATTCATATACAGCACCAGCTCTAGTTTGATTATAAGTTGATGAACAAGAATTAGTGTCTATTTCTTTATAATGTAAATCAAAACCAACACAAACATATTCACCTTCTACAACTACCCAGTTAGCTGATGTAGATTGTCCACAACATCCTCCACAAAAAGTAGAGTTGGATTCTGCAATTACGCCACTTCTTCTAACAACATTATAAGTAGGAGAACATGGATTTAAATCAACTTCATTATAATATTTATTACATCCACTACAAGAAAAAGAATTAAATAAAATTGTCCAATCAGCAGCAGTTGACTGTCCACAGCAACCACCACAGAATGTACTATTAGATTCTACTAATGAGCCTTGTCTTGTTTCATTGTATTGAGTGGCACAAGGATTGTTTTGTACTTCTATGTTATATTTATTACACGTACCATAACAACCATAAGTTCCATTGTTAACCCAATTTTGAACAGCATTACCTTCAGCAGGAGCAAATGTACCAACATTAGAGTTGTTTACAAAATAGTTAAGATAGGTAGATGATACACCATTTTCATCTCTAAAAACAAAGTAAACAGTACCACCTGAACAAGTTGTATATCCTTGATTTACTAAAATTGCATCTGTAGTACATGTACATCCACCACCTGTTAAGTAACCAGTGCCCCCATCAAAAGAGACTGGTACATTAGCATTATTACATATACAAATATATGTTCCAGCTGAAAAATAATCATATCTATCAACACCTTCACAATCTTTCCAATAGAAGTTTCCAGAACCTGATATGTAGTATTCTCTAATTGTACAAGGAGGTAAAGTGGTAGTAGTGCTTGTTGTATTTTGTATTGTTTGATATGGAGGACATCTATCTAATGTATAAGTAGAAAATGGAGAAGCAGCTTCATCAACATAATAAGCTGCAATTATTTCAGCTTTATTAGCTATACCAAGTCCTGTAGGAATAATTCCTTTACCAGTTAACCCCATTAGAGCTAAATCATCAAAAGTAACTAAAGCATTATTAACTCTTGCCATTTTTTATTTTAATTTAGCTTCTAATTCGGCAATACGTTTTTCTAATGCAGCTATTTTTAATGTGTGAACATCTACATAGTTTACACTTAGTTTTTCTTCTCCAACAACTGCATCAGGAAGAATTGATTGTACCTGTTGTGCTGAATAACCATATCTAGTTTGTTTGTTATCAATATCTGTACGTGTAAACTTAATTACATCTATACCTGTCAAATCTATTTCAGGATTAGTTTCTGTTACATTTTTAAATCTGATATCAGAAGTTTCAAAAAATGCTATTGCAGAAATACCTGTTTGGTTTACGTAACCAATATCGTTATATGTTGCAGAGTTATCTCTATGTTGGAAATACATCCAACCTGTACTGTTCTTACCTGTGATTCTACCAGCATATCCATTTCCTGAGTTAGAAGCATAAACAGTAAAACTGTTATTAGAACTTCCCACACCCATACCCACTTGAATATCATAAGTATTACCAGACTTAAGTACCTGACCCACTTTAAGCGAGTTAGCCATTAAGTTTAGATTACCACCATTGAAGTTACCTATAGCAGCATCAAAACCTAATGTAGGTATTATAGAAATACCAGCAGTGTTACTTGCTCCAGTTGCAGTTATACTCATGTATGGCTCTGTACCTCTTATAGCAAGAGGATTATTACCTCCTGCAATAGATACTGTACTACCATCATCAGTTATTATACTATTACCAATAGTAGAAGCTGATGTGAATTTAACTACATAGTTTGTAGTACCAGAAACAGTTACAGAAGTACCTGATGTTCCACTGACACCTGAAGTTCCACTAACACCTGATGTACCGTTTACTCCAGAAGTTCCATTGGTTCCTGATGTACCATTAGATCCAGATGTACCTGAATTACCAGACGTACCGCTTAATCCACTAGTTCCAGAAACTCCACTTGTTCCTGAGTTACCAGACGTACCACTATTACCACTTGTTCCATTAATTCCAGAGGTTCCGTTTACACCAGAGGTTCCATTTATTCCAGAAGTACCATTAACTCCAGAGGTACCATCACCTCCAACAGCTCCTGCTAAGTTTACATTCCAAGAAGCATATGTACCTGAACCTGCAACATCTGTAGGTGCAGCAAAAACTAATAATCCAGTGATTGAATTATATGAAACTACTTCTGATGTTTGATGATTAGAAGCGTCGTAAGCAATAAGTATAGTTTGAGCTGGTGTATAAGATAGACCTAATCCAACAGTTATTACACCACCAACTCCTAATGTGAAAGATGTTGATGAAGTTGTTTTATATTTATCTCCACTAAGACCTGATGTACCATTTACACCAGATGTGCCACTTAAACCACTAGTTCCACTTAAACCACTAGTTCCACTTATTCCAGAAGTACCATTGATACCAGATGTACCATTAATACCTGATGAACCACTTAATCCAGATGAACCACTTAATCCACTTGTTCCACTAACTCCTGATGTACCGTTAGCACCAGATGTGCCAGAAAGCCCACTAGTTCCTGAAGTACCAGAAAGTCCATTTATACCAGATGTACCTGCAGGACCTGTTGTACCACTTGTTCCAGCAGGACCAGTTGTGCCTGAAGTACCAGAAGTACCAGAACCAGGTAGACAAGACATTTATATTAAGTTTATAAGATTAAGGGATATACATAATGTAATAAGCAGCAATAACAGGTTGGATGTTAGCATGACCTTGACCTGATCCAGTGTTGTTATTACTTACATTCACAGTTGTTGCTACACTAATACCTGTTACTGCAACTGTTGTTTGAACGTTTTGAGGAGATCTATTTACAATACCAATACTACCAGCACTGTCCCAACCTTCTGGTGAGTTACCTGCATAGTGACTATGACCAGGATCTGTTACAACAGAAGAAGCACTTGCTACAGCTGTATGCGTGTGAGAAGGAAGTTGATTAACACTTATTGCTACAAGATTTGCACCAGCTACATCTTCAAGATCGTAGTTTGGATTACCAGTGTAACTAGGATCTACAGCAGCAGCCAATGGTCCACCAGGAACACCAACAATAGCTCCTACACCCACTCTACCTCTTTTATCAGGAGTTCCATTAGAACCATTACATAAATACACTTTATTCCAACCCAATGCACTTATACCAGCACCTGTGCCATCAAAGTTAGTCAATGGGCCATAGTATTCTACTACTGTGAAAGGAACCATCTTTAAGTATTGTTGTGTAACATTACCAGATTGACCAGCTAGATAAGCAGCTATTAATGCATCTAAATCAGCAAGCTTTACATAATTTGTATTTACATTTAAAGATAGAGCATTTAGATTTGATACTGTTATACAAAGTTTATTAATAGTAGCTTGTACAATAGCATGGGTGTCAGAGGAGGGTATTACCCCTTCTAAACAACCAATTGTGTAATCAGCATTTAATGTAGTTAATGTACTATTAATTGTATCTACTTGTCCTTGTAAATTACATGCAGCTCTTACTAAAGCTGTAAATAATTGTGGAACAGTAGGAAGCACTCCTACAGGTAAATATTGACTAACAAGAGTACAATAATAACTTGGATTAACAGTGATTGTAATACCTGATCCATTTAAAAAGGATACCACTCTATTAATAAGTGTTTCTTCAACACTCAATAATGTGTCTCCTGTTTCAATATTTAAAAGTGCAGAATCTGGACCTGTGTATCTAACACATTGATCAGATACAATTTCTACACAACCGTTATAACAACTTTCGCAAGACATTTTTATATTTATTTATTAATTAACAGAATTACAATCTGTTAGCTTAAGATCAATATCTTTTAGGAGTACTGGTATACTAGCACACTCAATACAATTTGTTAATCTTGGTGATAACATCGCTTATTCTTTGAGAAGTTTGTTTAATAGCAGCATTACATGCTGAACATAAACCATTAATTAGTTGACATCCGCAACCTACTTTGAGGCCACAATTTCTACAGTTTGCCATTAGTTATTAGTATAGAAGTTATTTATATAGTTATTACCAGAACAACCACAGTTGTTTCTAATAAAGTTATCTAATTGTCTATCAGCTTCCATGTATAATCTATTTGCTGTATCTATAGCACAGTTATTAGCAGCAGCTATTGATCCTTGTATCATGAAATTAATACTGCTTAAAACCACTTTTGATTGTGTTCTAATAGCATTATCACATTCCATCATATCAAGTTTCATAAATGCACTATCAAACTTTTCCTGTATTCTGGCAGTACGCATAATGTTCTTTTCAACATGGTACGTTAAAGCAGGATTTACTGTATATACCAAATAGTAAACACCATCAGGTAAAGGATTTAGTGTAGGAAGAGTACTAAGTCCTAATGTTGCAGAATTATAAACATTAAAGTCATCAGGAATAAATGGTATAGCTACAGGAGAAGTATATCCAGGAATAGTAATAGACATTGTTGGAGCTACTACAACAGGAGGATAGCTGTCATAAATTGACGTATCAGCAACACCTAATGTGTTTACATCAAAAGTATTTATTACTAAAAAATCTAGAGTCATGTCTTTAAAATAAAAATGCCAGAGGACTTGAGATTATCCTCTCACCCTCTGGCATAGGTTAATATGATACTACCCTTTTTCTTAAGGAATCAAAGTAGTTGTTGTTGAAGTACTAGGCCATACAGTAGTTGTAGTACTTGTAGTGCTTGTGATAGGACCACTCTCATTTTCTGGTGTACCTAACGCTGCATTCAAAATAGTTGTGAAACCAGTAGTTAGAGCTTGAGGGATCGCAAGAATTACTTGAGAATCTTCAATGATATAATCACCCCATTTGTAAGCAGACTTGTCATACTCGTTAAACTTGATATACAAAGTATCATAGGTAGTACCATCAGATACCCAGCTTTCAAAGTTTTCGTTATAACCAGCCATTCTGTACAAATGCTTCAAATAACCAGCTTGGTAGCTATAGAAATTCTTCTCTAATTGAGCGATTTCTCCAGAAGTACCAGAAACATAAGAACTACGTTGAGTAATTACAGCTTCTGCCACTTGGTTACAAGGATCAGCAACGATGAAGTCAGCAGTTGTAGCTGGACCAGAGAAGATGAATGTACGGAAATACATACGATCATACTCCCAAGGGAATGCAGCAACATCACAAGGTTGACCGTAAGCAGTCAAAGGCTTACCACTGATAACTAACTTAGCATTCTGATCGTTACCAATTCTTTGGAACTGATAGAAAGTGCTGAAAGAAATGTTGTCAGGGTTGTTACCTGGAGCTCTTAACTCTAAGTGATAAATTAAATCATCAATTAAAGCTGGTACGTCA